CATCTTCAATTCCAGAAGCTAAAGCCCCTTGCCTTAATAAAAAATCTCTTGTAGCACCAGGAGTTTCCCCTTCGGGGATAGTTTTGGTAATAAAGGGTTCTTTACTACTTCCTAAACCACGTCTATCAAGTCCATATTTTAAGGACTTAAGGTCGGTTTTAAGGTCAACTAAAGGCATTTATTAAAATGATCTACCTTCAGGTGCGTTATTTCTATAATTGTTTTTAGGAGTTGCCCCATTTAAATCTAAAATAGAAGGAGATGGTTTATTCTTTAATTTAGGATTCCCATTTAAAGAATATTCATCGTGTAATTTAGATTGTTTTGTTACTCCTACAGGAATAGAAGGAGATTTAGATCCTGCTAATGTAGAAATATTTTTGTTATATTTGTCTAATAATGCCATGATTTTTATTTATAAATATTAGAAATTATTGCAATTTATATGAACCTACTGTTAGAGCAGTACCTACTTTTGTACTATCTAACATAACAGTACCTTCTTTACTTAAAATAGCATCTAAAGTAGCATTCATTTTATTCATTTGTTCTACTAAAGGACCTAAATTAATTGAAGGTGCAGAAACTTCTTTAATTTCAGTAGTACCTGGGGAGACTACATCATCCCCCATTTTTAGGTCAGTACCTGCTACTATTGTATCACGGTCATTTAATGCTATTGCACCTTCAGGACCAAATAAGGTACGTTTACCATATCCTGAACCTCCTTGGTCTGGGGAGATGATATCATTACCTTTAAATGCTTGTAAGCCGGCATAAGTTAAAGCCCCTGCTGCTAAACCTGCTAACACCGCACCAACAGGGCCTGCTATTAATAAACCTGCTAAAGCTCCTACTAACGTTCCTACAGCTACGGCTGAAAATTCAAGTATTCCTGCTAATTTTTCAACTGCACCTGCTAATTTTTCTTGGACTGATAAAGAGGTTGCTGCGGCTTCGGCCCCTTCAGCAGTTCTTTCTTGAAATTTTTCTGCTTCTGAGGAGATGCTTTCCTGTTTTCTTAAAGAATTTGCCAATTCATCTGTGGTTAACCCAACAGCATCCGCTAATGCTTGTTGTTGGATTACATTCATATTAGCAAATTCGGCAGATGATCCTACTTGTTTAGCAACTTCGGCAGCAGCCCCTGCAGTGTCTCCTTTTAGAGCTAATAATCTAGCCTGTTCAAGATTAAGTTGTTTACCTGTTAATAATTCTGCTTCTAATTCAGCTTCGATACTTGATTCAAACTCAAGCAATTTTCCAGCCATTTTAGCAGTTTGTTCGATTTCTAAACCTAATGCTGTGGCTTGTGCTACTGCTTTAACTAAACCACCAGGAGCTTGTTCTAAATTTAAACGTAGGGCGCCTGATATAGAATTTGCTTTTTCTAATGCTTTATTTGTGTTTAAATTTACTTGGAGTGTTTTTTCAGCAGCAACTAACGAAGCTAACTGTTCGTCTTTTATATTTTCTAAAGACTTTCCTGTAGCTAATGATTCTTGGGTTATATTAGCTACTGCTCCTTCAGATAGTTTAAATCTTTCTCTTAAAAATGTAGCAGACTCAAGTAAATCTTGATCAAAGATTATAGCAGTATCTCCTAAAGATGAATTAAGGTCATTTACAGATTTAGTAAGGGTATCGACATTAACTCCTATAGTATTACTCGTTAGAGCAGTCATAGCGAATTTGTCATTCAGATTAATAGCATCAATTGCGCTTAATCCTAAATTTTTTCTTAAGCCTACTACTCTAGTATCTATTTTTTTAAGAGCTTGAACACTTTTAATTAGTAAAGTGAGATAAATATCAGTAGGTTTGATATTAGATACTAAGTTTTTACCTATCTGCTTAGTAAAATATCCTACTTTTTGAGATTGGGAAACAACTCCACCTTTTTTTCTACCCATTACATCCGCAAAACGAGAAGTTTGGTTAGTAGCACCCTCTATATCTAAAATAGAAGATAACTTTCCTGATTTGTCAAATTCTTTTAAAACTCCCCCTAATCCTCCTGCTAACTTGCCTGCTAGTCCTAAAGATTTGCTTCTTTCGTCATTTTGCCCTTTTAAATCTCTTAAAATTTTACGTTCAAGTCTAATTTGATTATTAAGCTCAGCTATAGTTTCCTCATTTATTTCTACCCCATTCATTTGGAGTAAATTAATACGAGCTTGAAGTGCTGCTATATTTTGTTCACTTTTTTCTCTTATTTTAAGTAAATCTTTACTTATATCTTGACCTTGGTTTATTTTTCTTTGGAGATCAAGTTGGGTATCTAAACCCGAAACTATACCTTTAATAGATTTAGTTAAATCTCTTTCATAAGTTTTAGCTATTTTTTTACTAATAGTATCTAACCCTTGTGCTGAGTCAATAGCATCACTAATAGCATCAGTAATAGTAGTTCCTAATGAGGAAAAAGCATCAATTAAAAACTCAGTTTCTTGAGTTAATTTTTGTTGTTCTTCCCTAGCTTTATTAATATCGTCGCCTATAGCCATGCCAATAAATATTTAAAAATTAAGTTTTTATCGATATGTAGGACGCTTTAAATGTTCAGGTGCTTTAACTTTACCTGTGGAGTCTATAACGGTAGTTTGTCCTGGAGTTTTGGGTTGGGATTTTTCTGTTGCCTTGGCTTTATTATCGTAAAATTCCCTTATTTTGTCAAAAGTAAACCTACGAAGCCATAAAGGCATATTATACACCGTTTCCCAATCATACCCCCCTTGCCCATGAAACACTATTTCATGAATTTGGGTAAATAAATTTTTTCGTAAATGAGCAGCGTTAGTCGAGGTCAGGATAAAAAAAGCTGATACCAATTGGGATGGCGACAGCTTCTCCCCCATCATCGGGAAAAAAAGTTAAATCAACGTCTGGTTGAATTTTAAGAACATACTTTCTAAATTCTCTAGCATCTTTTGCTAGAAGATAATTATCTACAAATTCCCTTATATCTTTAGGTTCTCTACTATCGGCAACTGAGGTAATAATGTATTTTAATCTAGTAGATCCTTCAGGATTAGAATTATTTAATTTTTTAATGCCTGCTATTTCTTTTTGGATTTTTTTCTCATCACCATGAGTTAATAATTTAAAAGTTAGATTAGTATCAGTATGAGGTAAAGTATAGCTAAATTCATTTTTACCTGAGTTGAATAAGGATTCATCTATTTCTTTATTCTCTATTTGGGTTAAATCAAGTGTATGAGTTGTATCACCAATAGTAAATTCATAATCTTTACCATATCCTAATATACGGGCTGCTACCAAAATAGCATTTTTGTCTCCAATTAAAAGATCATCATAATTGATTTTAGAAACTATCATTGATTTAAGTAATTTATCAATTACAGTTCCATTTTTAATATAAGTTGCATTAGTTAGGATATCTTCTTCCTTAGCAGTCATATACTTCATTTCAATTGTGCCGGAAGCTAAGGGATTGTCTTTTGAATATAAAAGACCTTTTGAGGGGAGTTCTACTGTTTCTGTAGGTAACTTTAAATTGTCAAGTGCCATTAAAAATAACTATTTGTTTAATATAAATATGTAAAAAACAAGGAAGGCGTACCGAAGTACGCCTTTCCTTTATAATATTTAGCTTGTATTAGAAGTTTAACACACAATAATCAGGTTGTACTGTCATTGAGATTTCAACAGCACCATCATTATCGTAATTATAATCACCAAATGAAGCTTCCTGAATTAAAGCACCCTTAATAATCCATTCAGAAACCACATCACCAACAGGACCTAAAATATTTACTGTCAAATCCTTTTTGTAAAAATCAGAGTAACCATCTCTACCCGTTACTGATTCGTGATGTAATCTCACCCATTCCATAATTGATTGAGCCCCTGAAGGAGTGATAGCATCATATAGGGTTAATGCTATTGTACCCCAAGTAGTTTTACCTTTAACATATCTTTGGATATTGATATGGTTCAAAACTACTGGGTTTTGGGATACTGTTATCGCACCTAATCCCTTGATAAGGTAAGCGGGAAATCCATCTACATACAAAACAAATCTATTTTGTTGTTTTGGTTCAAATGGGGTGAAAAATATTTCGTTTGGATCTAATACTGCCATTGTTATGTTTGTTAATAAATATTACTACCTCTAATTTTTATTATGCTGGGAATTCAGCTCCAGTTGGTAACACGTTGAAATCTAAGATAATAAATTCAGCTGTTCTTGTTGGTTGTAAGAATATCTGACCTACCAATTGATTTCTATCGATTACATCTGGTGTGTTGTTTGAGTCGTCCATTACCACTTTAAACGCATAGACACCTTGTCTTTGTTGTACGCTTTCCATGTATGGATTTACTTGAGCTAAGAAGCTGTTTCGTGTAGCGATTGAATTTTGTTCAAATACTAAATTATTAGCAACTTGACCAATATAGCTCTTAAGGGCAATCAACAACCTTCTAACATTTACACGATCAAGTGCAGATGCTTTCTTTTGTAATGTTTTTTGACCAAATACTACCGTTCCATTTGCAGGGAAACTAGCAATTGGGTTTACATTTGCTTCGTATAAAGTATCTCTGTTAGATCTTGTTAATTTTCTTTCAGGACGTATTACTGTACTTAATCCACCTCTATTAATACCTGCTGGGGCAAACCATGGTTCTGAAGCATTATCATTAAAGGCATAAACACCTGGGATTAATGTTGATGCTGGGATCCAATTTAATTTACCTGTATCGGGATTAGTAATTTGGACCCAAGGCCAGTATGTTGCTGCGTAGCTAGAATTAAGTGAGGATGCTGCTGAAGTAGTTGCTGCTACAGTAGCTCCATAATCCTCGAGATCTAATACTACAATAGCATCTCCTCTATTTTGAGTATTTGCAATTAATGTGTTTAAGGGACTTGCGTGGTCGGTAAAGCTATGGATTAAACCAGGAGTTGTGATTACATTGTAAACATATTCATCCTTGTTATTCAATAAATTAATAGCAGTTGTGTAGTTACCTGGTTTTAATCCCTGGGTATCAACATTGCTAATGTTTTCAAAATACTTTCCAGTACCTGTTAAAATATTACCAGTAGCACCACTAAATGAACCACTTCCTACTACAGGGATAGAAGCTGTATAAGCTGATTTAGCATTTCCTGAATTATCAAAGAAGTTTGGAGTTGGTGAATTTACTGCTGAAACATATACATACTTACTAATGTTAGGATAACTTCCTGTAGGTTGTAAGTAATTAACTGTACCATCTGTTTTAACAGTATAAGTAGTATCACCAATTGCTTTTGCAATGTAATTATCAGCTTCAGGGTCTAATGATATATTAGCATATGTTTCTAATATATTTTTTTCATTAGTAATATCGTCTCCCCTTCGGATAACTAAGTTAAATATTCCTGAAGAAGTATTAGCTGAAGTAATTTCCCATCTAACATTATCAATAGAACCAGAAGGTAAGGAACCGTCTGAGCCTTCAGTTCCTCCTGAATTGTTCATAATAGTACCTTCTGAAATTGTTTTTAGTGCAAAAGCTTGTTGATTAACAATATCATCGGCTACTAAAGTAAATACTAAATCTGTACCACCTGGTTGATCAGCTCCTAATGATTCGGAGGTAAAAGTGATAGTTTGGTCAACTGTAAATGTTCCCCCTTGGCCAGTTATAGTAACTGAAGAAAGACTTTCTGAGTTAGCTAAATTAAAAGAAGCTGTTACGTTAGCACCAGAAGCCGATACACCCGTTTTTAGACCTGAGCTTCCAGTAGCATTAAATGATGCTGCAGAACTTAATAAAGCATTTGCTTCAGTAGATAATACACCACTTTCTACCCCATTGTAAATAGTAGTACTTGAAGCGGGTAACCAACTACCAGAAGCAACTCTTGTTACCAACAAAGTAGTACCTCCATTTTGGAAGTAATTATATGCTGAGATTGAGGTTAAAAATGAATAGGTTTGACTTCCACTTACAAAAGTAGAACCAAATTTATTTTTAAATTCACTGTAAGAAGTAACTACAGTAGGAATTTCAACAGGACCTTTAACAGTAGGACCAATAATTGCAGCTCCTGCTTGTACGGGTTGTTGTGTAATAAATGACTGGTCGCTTTCTCTTGTAAATACTCCAGGTGATACTATTTGTTCTGCCATTTTATTGTTTTGTTAATTTTTTATTCAGTTTTTGTAAACATCCCCGATTCTAAATCAACGGTTCCGTT